CAGAAAACGCTGATTCTTCTTATCTTGATTTAGACTGGATAATTCTTGGAGATAGCAATATTCTTAATTTTGATATTGATTATGAAAACGCTATTAATTATCTTGATATCAACGGAAGTTCCAACGCAATAGATTTTACAGCTAGTGGGTATTCTGGAACAACATCTGCTGATTCTGGATATTTTTACTTAGACTTAGACGGAAGTTCAAATGATATTGATATTACGCAATCATCCACATTGGCAAGAGATTATCTCAAACTTATTACGAATACTTCTAATTCTTCTATTTGTATTCAGCAAAACGACCAAGGTACTAGCACAGGATGCTAATATTGGAGATATCTCTGAGCTAAGAGGAAACGCACAAATAGTAAGGGATGAACCCTTAGATGCTTTTGTAGATTTTGATATACAAAGCAATGATGAAGCCATAACATCTAATGGACGTATGGCTATTACGTTCCTAGATGATTCTATTGTTAGATTAACAGAACATAGTCAATTATTAATTAATGAATATATTTATAACCCAAATCCTGCAAAGTCTAAAATGGCTCTTACCTTTGCTCTTGGCACAACAAGATTTATTTCTGGGAATGTAAATAAACTCAACAAACAAAATATATCTCTTAAAACACCCACAGCAAATATTGCTATTCGTGGCACAGACTTTACAGCAACAGTTAATGAACTTGGTGAAAGTTTAATTATACTTTTGCCAGATAAGTATGGATTATCTAGTGGCGAAATTGAGGTCATAACTGCAACAGGAAGTGTCATACTTAATAAACCTTTTGAAGCGACCACTGTTTCCGTCTTTGAAAATGCACCTAGTAAACCAGTAATTTTAGATTTATCTTTAGACTTGATAGACAATATATTGATAGTTTCGCCACCAGAAGAAAAAGCATTAGAACAAGAAGAAGTAATCACCCAATCAAAAAGTATTCTTGATTTTAATGATCTTGATATAGATTATTTAGAAGAAGACTTTTTAGATAATGAGTCTGAGCTTGAATTTACAGAACTAGATATAAATTATTTAGATGTAAACTTTCTGGAAGACCTATTAGATATTTTAGATGAACTAGAAATACAAGAAGAACAAGACCAACTACAAGCAGATGTCGGTTCTGTTCAATTGTCAGGAACTCAATTCGGTCAGGACTTAGATACGCAAATCACAACTTTTATAACAGGAGAAAAACTTACTATTCTGAGAAGTGTTAATAGCACAGCAAGAATAGATATAGATTCTGATGATAGCTACACAGTTATTATTATCCAAGATGGAGTTTCAAGAACTGTTCAAATTAATGGTGGCAACAGTAGTGTAATTAGAATCAGACAAGAAAATTAGTGGAGGTGGGTGGTGCTAAACTACTATTTTTGAGGTTTATGAACTTTGACACCACCCAAAATAAATGAAAAAATCTTTAATAAAGATCAATCCAAATATAACATGAAAAAATTAATATTCATAATTCTTCCAATATTAATTATACCTCTTTTATTACAAACAACATTCACAGAAGTTATAAAGCTAAGAACTTTTGATGCTTTTGTAAAACAGTATGACGAGTCAGGTTTTTTCACAATCCTTAATATTACAGAGGATGATGTTGCTAGAGAAGGTGGCTATCCTTTACCAAGACAAAGACTTGCTGAGATACATATAGAACTTTTACAAAGAGGAGCTTTAGGTGTTGGTTGGGTGTTAGCTTTTCCACAACCAGATAGATTAGGTGGTGATGAAGTGTTTGCAGAAGCTCTTTGTTATGGTGGCTCTGTAATTGGAATGTTTGAGGATGGCAGTGGTAACTTTCCTGAAACTTCTGGCACTGTCATTTTAGGAAATAATAAAACTGCAGGAATACCCTCAACAGGAGTTGTTCAAAATATAGACATCTTGAAAAACTGTTCCAATCAAGGCATAGCTATAGCACCAACAGAGGTTGATAATTTAGTGCGAAGGATACCTTTACTAATGCAAACACCTGATGGGTTTGTTTCTGCTTACGGAACTGAGGTAATGAAGGTTCTTGCAGGAAATAGCACTTACATTATAAAGACCAGTGATATTGGTATAGAAGAGATTACTGTACAAGGATTAGCTCCTGTTAAAACAGATAGTCTAGGTCGTAAATGGATTTCTTGGGTTGATACCAAACAAACAACTTTGCAAGAAATGGATGTTGAGGGCAGATATGTTTTTGTCGGTTTTACTGCAAGTGGCATCATGCCACAAATCGCAACACCAGTTGGATTATTAGAACCACATAAAATACAAACTGCTCTTGCAGAATCAATTTTAATACCAGACTCTCCAAGTATCCCTGACTGGGGTTTTGGCTTAGAAATAGCCATATTTATGTGCTTTGTGGCTCTCTCTTGGCTTGTATTGACTTCTTTTGGGGTTACTTGGGGATTAGGTATAGCTGCTTTTTTGATGCTTTCAGTGGCTTCTGGTGGATATGCAATGATTCAAAAAGGTCTTCTCATTGATGTCTCTTGGACTTTGATCTCTCAATTTATAACCAGTGCGATAGCTTTCTATTTACGCTTTAGAGAACAATACAAACTTAGACAACAAATTAAGAAACAGTTTGAGCATTACCTAGACCCAAGACAAGTAAAACAACTACAAAACAATCCTGACTTATTGAAACTTGGTGGTGAAAGAAAGTATTGCACGATGCTCTTTACAGATGTAAGGGGATTCACTTCTCTATCTGAAACCTTAGAGCCAGAAGAAGTTACATACATAATGAACAAAGCACTCACTGCACAACAAAAAGCAGTCCAAAAAAATGGTGGTATGGTGGATAAATATATAGGAGATGCAATGATGGCTATATTTAATGCACCTCTTGATTTAGAACATCACGAAACCAAAGCACTTGCTTGTGCTATTGATATACAAAACAACATGAAAGAACTAAATATAGAACTAGAAAAAAAAGGTCTTGCTCCTGTGCAAATAGGCATAGGAATAAATTCGGGTATAGTTATGCTAGGAAACTGTGGTTCAGAAAATAGGTTTGATTACACAGCAATCGGTGATGCAGTTAATGTTGCAGCAAGACTTGAAAGTGGAACAAAAGATGCAGGAGTGGACTTGTTGATTGGTGAAACTACTGAAAATGCTATAGAATTTGATTTAATACCTTTAAAACCGATAAAGGCAAAAGGTAAAAAAGAAAAATTACAGGTGTATACATGGGACTCAAGCTCAATCTAATTCTAGGTGGATTATTGTTTTCAAGCATAGCAGGTTCAGCTTGGTATATAGACCGACTGCAAGACAACATATCCACACTCAAAGCTAATGCACAAATCCTACAAACACAAATAGCAGAGCAAAACGCCAAGATAAAACAACATTTAGAAAAGCAACAAAAAACCCAAGAACAAATCAATACACTAACAGCAAAAAATCAAGAAGCACAAAGAGAGGTCAATAAACTCAAAAACACTTTTGCAAAACATGATCTTGATAATTTAGCACTTGCCAAACCAAAACTTATTGAAAACATAGTTAATAAAGGCACTAAGAAAGTCAAAGACGAGCTTATTGCACTTACAAACCCCAATCAATTTGATGAAACAGATGAAGAAAATAATACTTAGTTTTTTTGTTATATCTCTAACAGGATGTACTTCGTTCCCCTTAATGCAAAGTAAACCTGTTGAAGTTATAACAATAGCAGAGCCGATGCCAATGTATCATCCTCCACTTCCGATGGAAGTTCAATTAGTGGATATTGATTGGGAGATATTAACTCCAGAACTTATGCAAGAATATCTCAATCAGATTGACAATGGCTCTGCACCTGAGACTGCATACTATTCTTTGACCTCTAAAGACTATGAAAATTTATCTATGAATATGGCAGAGGTGAAAAGATATATAAGGGATACACTTTCAATCATTGAATTTTATAGAGAATATGATGATGAAATAAATTCTGAAGAAGAAGAATAATATGCTAGACTTTAGACTTTCAATATAGAGGAGGACGATATGTTGGGAATGATAGGAGAATGGTTAGGAATAATCACAGGAGTTGTATGTGGAGCATCAATTATCTGTGCATTAACACCCACACCCAAAGATGATCAAATGATCGCAAAACTATATAAAATTATTGAGCTACTTGCTCTCAATATAGGCAAAGCAAAACAATAAATTTATATGTCAGCATCAGTTGAGCCATTTGTTTATAATGCAATTTTAGAGAGAGTTGTTGATGGCGATACCATTGATGTAACTCTGGATTTGGGATTCAATGTATTTCTGAAAAAACAACGCTGCAGGTTGGCAGGAATAGACACTCCTGAATCCAGAACTAGAGACTTGGCAGAAAAGAAACTAGGTCTTCAAGCAAAAGCAAGACTCACCGAACTCTGTGGTGAGAAATTGAAAATAAAATCTTTAGGTCGTGGGAAGTTTGGAAGAATCCTTGCAATCCCTTACACTAACGACAATGAAGATATTTGCCAAATACTTATCCAAGAAAATCATGCAGTTGAATACTGGGGTGGAAAGAAAAGTAAAGTCTGGGGAGATTACTAATATGGAAACATCACAAGAAGGCATAGCATTAATTAAAAAGTTTGAAGGATGTCCAACAGAAGATGATATGGCAGTTAGCTATCAGTGTGCTGCAAAAAAATGGACTATTGGTTATGGCAGTCTGAAACTTAAGAATGGGAGTCCAGTGAAAGAGGGTATGAAAATTACCTTACAAGAAGCAGAGGATTTGTTAGCTCACGAACTCAAAACTTATGAAAAATATGTAAATACTTATGTTGATGTGCCACTACAACAAAATCAGTTTGACTCAATTGTTTCATGGACATTCAATCTAGGTGGCAATGCATTAGCTACTTCAACTATGCTCAAGGTTTTAAATAA